TCGCTGGTGTAAACACATTTATGCAGCGATGTGGTCGATTGTTCATGATGAGGGCAACGACGACATTAATATTGTTTCCAGGTATTCTCAAGTCGGCCCAAACCTGACTGTCACTGCTCCTAACCATGGGCTTGAAGTTAATACAAAAGTGCAACTAGATTTCACAAGCGGTAACGCTTTAGATGGACAGTACACGATAAGCAGCGTCACCGACAAAGATAATTTTGTGATTATTTATCCGTTCAGTCAGACGACCAGCGGTTATTGTGTTGTTCAGAACTTAAAACTACACGAATATATCGGAGCGTGGCTGCTTGAGCCTAATGATCAGCCACTTGGTATCGCATTAGAGTATTTTTACGACAAATTAGAGAAGCAAAACGATAGAGTGAGACGCGCTGCTGAACGTTTATCGATGTTGGGCTATGGTTTGCCTTGGTCAGGCGTCAAAGAGATCCTTGGTGACCGAAATCAACCTGAAGAAGTAGGAAATTTTGATGATAATGTCGTCAGCATGATCATGACCGACCGCATTAAGAGAAATTCGGACAATCGACCAGACAGAGCGGGTGTGACAAAGAATAAAACAAGTAATTTGCTATTTACAATGCAAAAGGTGTTCAATATTGACACCGATTTGGTTCAAGATGCAAAAATCGGCATGTTGGACAAGCCTTTGACTGAATATACAGCTGAATTTCAGTTTGGTGAGGTTGATGGCGGGACTTATATTAGTGGAGAACCTGTTTCAGGGGAAACCACTAGCCAACTCGACTGTAAAACTTACTCTCCTTTGGTTGAGCAGGTTATTTTTGTGGATTCTGGCATTTACGTCAATACTTAGGCATGACAATTCAGATTTTAAGCAGACGATCTACTGTTCTGCACGATCGCCCAAATCCAATCAGAATTGGTGCTGGTGAAATCTGTGTAAACAGTAATCCAGGCGATCCCGGTCTGTTTTTTGCTGATAGCACTGCTTCACCATCAACTGGATTGATCAAAGCAGGCCCTACATTCGTCGGCTCAACTCAACCGAATACGCCTGCTGCAGGTTTTGCGACTTTTAGTAAGGGTGAATCCTGGCTTGACACAGCGAGTACTCACATTTTAAAAATTTTTGATGGCTCTAATTTTCAGACAGTAAAGGCCGTCGCTTCTGTAGATGCAGGCAAGCCTGCAAACCCCGTCGATGGACAACTGGCTTACGATACCAATGCGCCTGGACTTTTCATGTATCGTGCATCAACAGGTGCCTGGGTTGCTGTCTAATTACTAATCAGGTGGTCCAGAATACGGTCAAGTTTGCTGTGCACTGATTCCATCTCTCGAACAAAGTCTTCTTTAAGTACATATTCCTTCGTAACTCTATCTTGCAAGTCATCAAAATCATCCTCTAGCCGCTCAAAACGGCGATCTAGTTTGGAATTAAAATTTGACAAAGCCCTTGAAAGGCCTGCAAACGCACCTATCCCACCACTAATCACAGCTGCAAACAAATCAGGTGTCATCGACCGATGATCTCTATGTCTTTATTCTAAGTGGTTATCAATTTAGAATAAAGATTCGAGTATATAGCGTATATGGCCACAGGTTACGAGCCAAATGTAGAAGGCGCCATAGCTGTCGTTATCGATATTCTCGATGCGAACGGATTCACAAAAACACGGCATCCATATGCGCCGAACTATAGAGGCCTTGTAGACGCTTTTATAGACTTAAAAGAAGGTTTCCCTGTCTTTTCTCCTGAGCGTGTCGGATTCAACGTGACCACGTTTGAGGATGTTGCTGATGGCGATGCAATTTACCTACGAGCGAGTGACGGTAAAGCCGGGAAAGCGGTCGCAAACAGTACTCTTGATAAAGCAATAGTAGCTGGCTTTGCCGACACAGCAGCTTCGTCTGGCGATCAGGTAAAAGTACTGGTTGCAGGTATGTTGGACTATCCGTCTGCTATTGATCCAGGCGACGTTTATTTTCTGGGCACTACTGCAGGTGCCATAGCGACTACAGCTCCGTCCGGCTCTGGTCAATATGTTACAAGGGTTGGCGAAGGTGCTACAACGACTGAACTAAGTATTCAAATTAATTACCCGATTCTTCTTGACTGATGTCAACTAATTACGAACCTTACAGTCAGAATGCACGGGGTTTATCCGATGTTTTGATTGACTTGAAGGACACATTGTCTGGCCGGACAGTGTTCTCTGTTGCTGGATTTGGTGCGATTGCTTTTGAAGATGTTGCTCAGGGTGAGGCGGTTTACTCGCGAGCAAGCGATGGAAAAGTAGGCAAAGCTACGAACAATGGTACGCTTGATCAAGCAGTTTGCGTTGGCATAGTACAAGCGACCAAGACTGCAGGACAGGAAGTGAGAGTGCTTGTGACAGGCATAAGTGCGAGTTCTGGTCTTAATGCAGGAGATATTGTGTATTTGGGAGTTAATGGAGCAATTACGGATACGCCTCCAACTGGTCCAAACAAATACTTAACAAGAATTGGTGAAGCGACAAAGAATTCTCAGCTTTCCATTAATCTTTCAAGCCCAATACTTCTTACTTGAATCTGTACCTTTGATAGGATGGACCTATCAGACGGTTTATAGATTTATTTATAGACTGAAAAGGAACTCAAAATGGCGACGAGAAAAACTCTCATTCTCAATTCGGGTTTGATCCAGGAGCTCAATAGCTCTTCGGATAAGATCGATCTAGCTGGTAATAGTACAAGTGATTTATCGGAAGGATCTAATCTTTATCACACTACAGCGAGATCAAGGTCTGCTGTTAGTGTCACCGATTCTGGAGGATTTGGTTCATTAGCTTACAATTCAACCTCTGGTGTAATTACATATACAGGACCATCTGCTAGTGATGTCCGTGGACAAGTATCTGTGGCGTCCGGCTCAGGCTTGACGTATGACAGCTCTACCGGTGAATTTGGAACTGCAAGCATACCGACGTCTTCACTTGCAAGCTCTTCACTAACAGTTGGTTCGACAACAATTGGATTAGGGGCTACAGCCACAACAATTGCTGGACTTACGTCTCTTACGTCAACTACCTTAGTAGCTAGCACGACTTTAAATGTTGGCGCTGCAGATGCAGCAAACAGCTTAAAACTAGACAGCTCAGGCATTACATTCGAGGGGTCTGGTGCGGACGCAAATGAGACTGTAGTCTCTGTCACAAACCCCACGGCGGATCGTTCAATTGTTTTCCCCGATGCTGGGGGCACTGTCGCACTGCTTTCATCGCTAAGTGCGGCTAATTCTGGGACCGGGTTTGGTTCTCTGGCGTATAACAACAGCACAGGTGCATTTACATTAACCAAGGTCACAGCCGCAAATATCCGAGCACAAGTATCTGTGACTGATAGCGGAGGTGACGGCAGCCTTGCTTATGACAACTCAACAGGTGTAATTACTTATACAGGTCCAAGTGCAGCGGAGGTGCGGGCACATCTTGGTGTTGTATCAGGCTCTGGACTGTCTTACGACTCCAGTTCAGGTGAATTTAATTTAGGCACTATTCCAAACTCAAAATTAGCAAATAGCACGGTCACTGTCGGTTCCACAGCTATTGCTTTGGGAGCGAGTGCTACCACGATTGCAGGGCTTGCCTCAATCACCTCTACAGCAGTCTTAACCAATGACAGTGGTTTTAGAGTAAGGAATAATGCAGACACTTCGAAAGTCGTTGCCTTCGATGTCTCGGGAGTGAGTGGTTCTACTACACGAACCCTGACAATTCCAAACGAGACAGGAACGATTTCTACTGAAAGTTTTGCTACCGCAATTGCAGTTGCATTAGGATAGAACTATGGCAACCCAAGTACAATTCCGAAGAGGAACCACTGCTCAGCATCAAACATTTACTGGTGCGGCAGGTGAAGTCACTGTCGATACAGACAAAAACATTTGTATTGTTCACGACGCAGTTAGAGCAGGAGGATTTCCTCTCCTTGCAGCTGACGGAGCTAACTCTGAGTTATCTCTCGGTTCGCTTACAAGCTGCGCTCTTAAATTTGCTTCTGATCCCAACACAGGGATTATTAGTCCTGGTAGTGACCAGCTATCCCTTGTTACTGCCGGAGTTGCTAGACTTACAATAGATTCAGTTGGCGCTGTAACAATCCCAGGGAACGTCATCATCCAAGGTGACCTCGATGTCCAGGGGGCTCAAAACTCTAACATTGCACTAATCGTTGCTCTAGGCTGATATGGCAAACACTTTTAAAGTCCAGACAAAATCGAGCCTTGTCACGGACGTCATTGGCAATACCAATTGCAACGTTCTCACGGCAGGTGGTTCATCCACTTTGGTTTTGTTGAGCATTCTGGTATCTAACAAATCAGGTTCAAGTGCAGATGTAGATATTTACTTAGTGACTAATACGGGTGACGATGTTTACTTAGTTAGAAACGCACCAGTACCTGCAGGTTCTTCACTTGAGGTAATTTCTGGCTCTAAAATTATCATGGAGTCAAGCGATGTTTTGAGGGCACGTGCAGATACTGCAACAGCTCTAGACCTTTCAATTAGCTTCCTTGATCAGACTTGATATAGAAGATGGCACTCACGACTATATCGACGCTCCATGATTACGAAGATGTCAATGAGCGTCTGAGAGAGATCGAGGCCGTCACGTTCCCGGCGAAAATCCTCGAAATGGCAGACTCTTCATGGGAGGCTGTACGAACAAAAAGAAATCTCTTACTTAAGGCCTCTGATTGGGTGATGACTCCTGATTGCACAGTCGATCAGGCGCAATGGGCAGCTTATAGACAAGCGCTGAGAGACCTTCCTCAGACATATAGCTCAGGTAGATTAGAAGATATTGAGTGGCCCTCACAACCAAGTTTAAACACTGGGAGTAATTAATGTCTTATATCGGTAATGACCTTAAAGTAGCCTTCAATAGCTACCGAATTATTGATGATATTAGCTCTGGATTTAACGGTAGCCAGACAACTTTTGCGCTGACGATCGGTTCCACGGCCCCCACTCCGTTTCCATCAAACCCACAGCAGTTACTGATATCAGTAAATGGTGTTGTCCAAGAGCCAGATCCGAGCGGCTCCGCAGGCTTTACTCTTTCTGGATCAAACATTGTATTTAGCTCTGCACCAGCAAACGGGCATGCGTTTTTCGGTGTAATGCTTGCTGGTGCAGATTATGTGACTGCAGGGGATCAGTTCCCCGATGGAAGCAATTCTGGTCCTTCGATTACATTCAGTAATGACACAGATACCGGTTTTTATAGGGCTTCATCCGGTGTTGTTGGACTTGCTGAAAACGGTGTCGCCAGGACACTTCAAACTCTTGAGGCAAATCAAACTATTACCGGAGTTAAGACTTATAACGCCGCTGCAATTGCAGAAGTAACTACCTTGAGTAACGCTTCTGCAACAATTGCTGTTGACCTGTCATTGAGCAATAATTTTACAGTAACATTGAATGCGACAACTACAACTGTAGGCGCTCCTACTAATGCTGTCGCTGGTCAAAGTGGATCTATTTTTATCGTTCAAGATGGCACAGGTAGTAGGACCCTAGCCTGGAATAATAACTGGAAATTTTCAGGCTCAACGGTACCCACGTTATCGACCGATGCAAATGCCGTTGATCGTGTAGATTACATTTGTCGGTCATCGACAGAAATTCAGGCAGTTTGGACTGGTGATTACAAGAGGTAAAAATGGCTCATATCCATAGCAACGCTTTAATTGGCGCTTCAGGAGCTGCGGGTGCAGGAGGTGACGCCTATATTATCCCCAAGTCGCTGAGGTTTAACAGCGGTGATGATGCTTTTCTCAATCGCACTCCTTCGGCTGATGGCAACCGCCGAACTTGGACTTGGAGTGGATGGGTAAAACGCAGCAAATTAGGCAGTCCATTGCAAGTGTTTTTTGAAGCAAAGCAAGATGGCAATGATTACACCGCTGTATATTTCACCACTTCAGACGAATTAAAGTTTGAGGACTATTCTTCAAACACGCTTCAAAGCGCACTTGTAACGGATCAGCTTTTTCGAGATTGCAGTAGTTTTTATCATATAGTTGTCGCGGTAGATACTACTCAAGCTACGAGTTCTAATAGGACCAAGATATACATAAATGGCTCACAAGTTACTAGCTTTAGTACAGAAACGTATATTTCACAGAACAACGAAACTTATGTAAATTCGACGCAACAGCACCGCATAGGAGACGGCCAAGCAAGTAATCAAAATTTCAACGGCTTGTTGGCTGATGTGCAACTTGTTGATGGTCTGCAGCTTGCGCCGACTGACTTTGGTGAAACGCGCAGCAGCGACGGCGTTTGGGTGCCGAAAGAGTTTACTCGCACTAGCCCAAACAATGGAACAACTTGGAGCAGCTTGATATCTAATGCTAACTCAAGCTACCCAGCAACAAACCTTTTCAATGGAGATGTTACAAATTATACGGAAGGAACAAGCGGCGGCGGCGATGTAACTTTTAGCGGTGGCACAATTTCTGGCA